AGAAAGAAGAAGGAAGAAGAGACCGTCTGAATCTTCTAACATTTCATGTTCATCTAATATACCGAATTGCTCGGTGGCTTTGTATTTGACATATAGCTGCTTCTTCTCTTTCATAATCCTTCGAAGAAAAGCGTAGTATATGATTTGGGTGAAATATGCAAATGGATTCTTTGATTTAGTTTCATCAAAATTACGGAAATACATAATACAATTTTCAATGCCATCTGATATCATCTCATCTCGGAAAGAGTATGAAATGAAATTTGGTTTGCGTGATAGATGTTCTGCAATCTTTAGAAAGCATTCACCAACATAATTTGGAATTTGTGGGTCATCTTTTTCTGCTTTCTTTGCCTCAGCACAACTTTCTTTATAGTCCACTAGGGCCTTCAAGAAGTCTGCGTTGTTTACATAATGTTTTGGTTTCTTTTCACTCATAATATATCCTTATTTGCCTTAGTTTTACTTGACTTTGCTCTTGACAAGTGTTATGGTAGCGGTGCTTCGGTTGATAGTAATTGCTTAGCTACCCTATCAGTTAATTCTATTACTCTTTTACGATATTCAAATCCTAACATTCCCATCTTCTTGCCTTCATTATATGGAGGCTTTCGTTTAGTGGACAAATATTGATTAGCAGTAATATCTATAATGTTATTATTTACATCAACTGCCCACCAATGATATATATCCTCATCATCTAAACCTCGATATAGTTTAATTACTTTAGTTCCAAATATCTTCTGTAAGCATCCTGAAGCTGTATGACAATGCCCAAATAAAGGATTAAATTGATTACGAGTTATCCATTTTTTAGGTAACAAGTCAGGTGTTAAATTCTTATGAATGATTTCACTTACTAATTTTAAATTATCTGGTGTATAATCAAGCATCAATGTAATTTCTTCCTTCTTTGGGCATCTAATTCATTCAATATATTTTTAACCTTAATACCTTCTTGTGGGTCTGGTTCTAATTCTTCAAGAGCTTCATCACGCATATATTCTAATTCTTCTTTTAATGTATTTAATACGACATCATTTTTTGCAACTGCTTCAGCAGCTTGTTCAACCATATTTCCATAATATTCTTTCAAGTCATCTTTTGGGTCAGCAAAAGTTAAAATATCATCTTGAGTTATGGTAGCTATATTATCAGATATTACCTCAATTGGCAACCATGGGAGCATCATCATTACCGTACCTTTCATTGTTCTTTTAAATATCAAAGTCATTGGATTATTTAATTGAACCAAATAATCATCTTCTGACATAACACAATCAGAGATTAGGTCTTCACCATTTTGTAAGCGAAGAATTTTTATATTATGGGTTGGTTGGCTTGTCATCTTTAAGGTCTATATTATAGTATTTATAGTTAAACTTTTCATCATCATATATTTTAACACGCTCAATGAAATGTTTTAGGGTGTAATTAGTAAATTTACCTAAACGAAAATCATCAGCGATATCAAATAATATTGCGGCTGATTTATCATCTCCTATTCTTAATCCACGGCCAATAGATTGAAGATTACGAATTCTTGATTTAGAAGGCGAAGCAAATATGATATTATGGAGATTGCGAATATTAACACCCGTTGAAAAAGTGCCATAGGAGGCTACAATGATTGCGTCTTTTTCTTTTTCGGTAATTGCACGAACTGATTCACGAACTTCAACATCAGTTCCGCCGAAGACAAAAAACACCTGCCTATTTTTAGCGTGGAGTTTGATATTAGCATATAAGTCCTTACCATGTTTTTCAACAAATTGAAATAAAATAAGTGAATTGCCTTCTAGCGATAAAACTAGATTGCGAATAAAATCATTACGGGTTTGATTGGTCACTATGTAATCAATTTCTTGATTATAATCCCAATCACGAGCTATCTTACAAATAGGAACAGGATATTTTAGGATCAGGCATTTAATTTTAAAATCTGCCAATTGACCTTTGTCAATTAATTCAGATGTTGAGGTTGCCTTATATACAGGACCAAATAAACCCTCTAGGACTAAACGATGTGTTTGTGTGCCATCCAAAGTACCTGTTGTACCTATTCTGTATTTAGAATTTGAGCAACCTGCAAGGATGGTTGTTAATGATTTAGCTTTGAATTGGTGAGCTTCATCACCCAAAACAAAATCAAATTGTTCAAAGTATTCTCCTGGATTTTTATAGATGGACTGCCAAGTAGTAATGGTTAAAAAATTATGGGTGTGTTTATCTTTGCCTGAATACTGACGATGACAATACTTATCAGAATCAAATCCATAAGATTTAAAATCGGTAAACATTTGTTCAACCAATGATGTTGTTGGAACAATAAGAAGACCTTTTTTATAACCAGATTCTTGAAGATAGCGAACAATCATATAAAGTATGAGTGATTTACCTGAAGCCGTAGGAGATAATAAAAGAATTCTCTTATGCCGAATTGCATGTATAAATGATTTAAGTTGATAATCACGAACCACATGGGGTAAGTTTAATGTTTTGATAAAGGATTCAGCTTCAACAATTGACAATACTTCAGTCAAGGTAATATCAGAATCTATTTCAATGGAGTATTTTCTTTCTTCACAAAACTTTTGAATATAAGGAACAAGACCATGATATATGGTAAAGGTTCTTAAATCAAAAAGTCTTATACGGCCATCCCAAAGTCTGCTTTTGTAGGCAGGAACAAATTGATATCCTGGAACAAAGAAACAAAAATGGTCCGATAGCTCTTGAGCTAAACCTTTTTCACATTCGACTTGAATGAAAGCTTCATTCTTTTTATGTAGTATTAAATCAGACACCTTGAATAAATCTTTCCCAGGCTATAAAGTCCCTTAACTGAAAGGTCCTTGAGTTAAGTTCTTTGAGTATAGCAGAACACACATCAACAATTTCTTCATGCAAAGCTTTCACAGCCATGCGTTTATTAATATCATCATCGGCTTCAATGTAGTTATTCACTTCAGTTTTCAATACATAAGGGAATGGTTCCCATCCATATTGTTTAAGTTGCTCTTCATCAAGTTTACCCGTATAGTATTCCCATTTCAATATTCTCATTTTATTGAGCTTAAAATCAGATTCTTTGGCCAACAAACGATGCCTTGAAAGTATATTTAAGTATTTACTATGGAGTTTTGGAATGTCGAGTAGAGCTTTACCGGGTTCTGTTCTGTCGATATCAGAATCCTTGCGCCACATTTCTAATAATTCTTCAATTTGATTCATAATTTAATATCCTCCTATTAAGAGGATACAACAAAGTCAAGCGTTTGTCAAGCGTTATTTAAAATAATTTTTCAATATCATAATACATATACCGAAATGTAGCATCAGCAGTCACAACTGTATCTGGAGAATCAGTAGCTGACATTATAAAAGTCGATAGGGTGGTAGGAAATACACCATAAAATTTAAATTTATAGTAAGGTGTATTTGATGATGACAATAATGTAACCGTTGCATCAGAGTATTGGGGTGTTTTAGTTTGCACATGGGTAGTATATTTGTTTAATCTATCTAACTTAGCATACTCCTCAAACTCTTTAGGAAAAGTCATGGCACGAATCCAATCGTGTATTTCAATCCAAGACTTAAGCTCTTCATCTATCAGAAAGGTAATATTCAATAAGTCATAGATGGCTTTTTCACCAGGCACATATATGTCAACAAATGGTGTAGTTTGTGGAACTTCAGACATTGATATTCCAGGCACACTTAATGATTGACAAAAGTATTGCACATTTGGAGACCTAGCAAAGTTTAACTGAAACTTATTAGGCTGTAGAAAATTAGGATTACTTGGGTTTCGATTAGTAGCTGTCATAGATGGTATTTATGCTCAAAAAAAAGAGGACTCTTTTTACGGAGTCCTCTTTCGAGATAGTCAATAAAGACTAATATTACATTAAGTTTTGAATCTTGAATGCTCTGTAATAGTTATTAGAGAGAACATTCAATGCACCAACGCCTTGTGTAGTACCTTCAGCGAATGGATTAGCAACTAGACCGTAACGAGTTTTGAATCCAATTTTTGGTTGGAAATTCGTTGTGTCAACTGCACGAACCATTTGTAAAGGAACATATGGGCAATAGAATAAACCTGCGTCATAAGCGTTTGAGCCTTTGTAACCAACAACTGCAAATTCAGAAGATGAAGATGTTGGAGCATATGGATCAATATACACTTTAATGCGACCGAATAATGTACCAGCAAATGTATTGCCTGTATCATCAACAGTTAGGTTAACTTGACTTTGTAAAGCTGAGTTGTAATCAAGGATGCCAGCCATTGCAAGAGCAGAAGCAACATCAGAAGAAACGATAAGAACATTACCCTTACCTCTACGAGTTGTTTTAGCAATTGTATTAGCTTCTCT